GCCTTGAACCGCCCAAGCCAAGATCCCATCCCGTTCGGCCAGCAGTTTTTGCTGCAGGTGCTTGTCGCGCCTTTCCGGTGGGACGGTGATCGTGAACGGGATCAGGTGGAGGCGCCGCTTCATCGCTTCGTCGATGTTGCGGATGGCTGGCTTGTGATTGCCGGCCACGATCAGCTTGAACTGCGGCATGAACTCGAAAAAATCCTGGCGCATGAAGCGCGCAGAGATCTTGTCGCCACCGGTCAAGCTCTTCACCTTGGACTCGGCCCAGCGTCGCCCTTGCTCGGTTTCGATAGCAGCGACAAACCGGGCCCCACGCAAGCTGGCCATATCGGTCGGGTGCCGGTCCGTGCGGGTTTCCATGAACGTGTCCATGGGCGCGTTGGTGGCGTAGTCCCCCAGGATGGTGGCCAGGGTGTTCACGAACACCGATTTGCCGTTTGCACCCGTGCCGTACAGGAAGAACAGCGCGTGCTCGCGTGTCGATCCAGTCAGCGCATACCCTGCCATCCGGGCAAGATAGGCTTGCAGTGCCTGATCACCGCCCGTGACCTCATGGATGAACTGCCGCCAGGTGGGGCAATCACCCGCGGGGGTGGCTGTCGTGATCTTGGTCAGTCGGTCCAGACGGTCGTGGGAGCGCAGCACGCCATTCTTGAGATTCACCACGCCGCCTGGCGTGTTGAGAAGCCAGGGGTCGGCATCCCACTCGTCGGCGGTGGCGGCATGACGCCGATCGGAGCGTGCGAGCCGCTCCAAGCCAGCCACCGTGCCACTGCTCGCGAGTTTGGCGGCCACCCGATGAGAATCGGCCTTGAGGGCGGCCTCCCGACAGATCTGGCGCATGAGGTGGTGCGCCGCCAGAGTCTCCTCGGTTTGCCAGCGCTTGCCAGTCCAGAACACCCACTTTCCCCACAACGCGACATAGCGCCAGTCCTGGGCGTACCGACCCGAGAAGGTCAGCGCCAGTGCGTCTTCAGTGGCCCACACCGATTGCTCGGTCGGATCTGCTGCCTGCGTGATGTCTGGCGTTGAAGGCTGGAACTGGATGCGCTCACCGTGGGCAAGGAAAGCCTCCATATCAAAGCCCTCAGCAATGGCGTCGGCTGCGTCCCAGCCATCCGCACTCCCTTGGGGGCCTTGCGCCGTAGGATTGGACGGCGGCATCAACACCGCGCAGTGCTGGGCACCTGCTGCCATGACCGCCTCGGCGGCATTCATGGCGTACTCCCAGCCGGGTTTGTCGCGGTCAGGCCAAATCAGGACATGCTTGCCATGGAGAGGCGACCAGTCTGTCTTGTCGATCGGTGCGTTGGCACCGTGCATCGCGGTGGTCGCGCAATGGCCAGCGTCGATCAAGGCCTGGGCGCATTTTTCGCCCTCGACCAGAATCACCCGGTCGGCATGAGCAATGCCAGGTTGGTTGAACAACGGCCTCGGATCGGGCGGCGCCATTTTGCGACGCTTGGCGTCCCAAGGGCGGAATTCCTTACGTCCAGGACTGGGCTCATAGCGATACACGCAGGCAATCAGACTGCCGTCAGCGGCCAGGTAGTCCCACTTGGCGGTGGCTGGTCCCAAGTCATCCACTGGCGCACTTGCCTTGCGTTTGGCGGGTGACACGACGGGTGCACGGCCAAGCAGCTCCCGGGCGAAACCGAGGACGGCCGCGAAATCACGATGCGTGTCCAAATGGCGGTGCGCAGCGATGAGCGCAAAGACATCGCCACCATTGCCCGTGGCGCGGTCGATCCACAGGCCCGCCCGTTCGCCATCCAGCTCAATCTCCAGACTGCGACCTGGACTGCCCAGCACATCACCAACGACGAATTTGCCATGTGTCACCTTGCCAGCCGGGAACAAGGCAAACAGCACGCCCTCGAGCCGTGCCATCAAGGCCGATCGCAGTTCATCCCGCTCGGAATTTCCGCTGTGTGATGGAGCTGCGGGTTCTTGGTCGTTGAAATCAAGCATGGACACCTCCTTCATCGGTGTCTGCCGGATTCAAGTAGCCCGCCTTAGTCGCGATCTCGCGCATGAAGTTGGGGGACAGACCGACCTGGTCGCACCACAGCTCCAGGCGCCCGTCTCGAAAGAAACGTCTGGCCTCAGTGCGCAGATGTTTCGAGGGCGAACACAGGTCAATGAACGCCTGTTTGATGACAGCCACGACCAGTCGCGACTCCGGACACACGACAGCGACATGGCGCAGCAGCAGACGCTCCAGCAGGGATGCACCGATCAGGGGTTTCTGGCGACGAGTGGTCACCGTCAATGCCTCGATGACGGGTTGAGGAAGACGCGCATTCATGACTGCACCCCCGATGCGCTCACACCCTGCTCGCGCCAACACCGACGCGCCCAGGCGCAGTACTTGCACTCGTAGAAACTCGGCTCAGACGCCACGCGCGGCAGCAATTCACCAGCCTCGGTCGCCTGGATGACTTTGACAGCGCGATCAGACATGCGCTGCGCAAGCGCTGCATCAAACGGCACCAGCTCCAACCAAAGCTCCTGGGTGTCCTTATTGATGGCGGTGAACAACGCAGGCTGAGATGCGATGCCAGGAATGCTCGGCTCCATGTACGCCTGATAGATCGCCATTTGCGCGGCGTAGATCGGCTTGGTCACGGTCACGCCCTTTTTGGCGGTATCGCGCCAGTGTTTGTCGTTCATGGTCTTGCACTCCCAGAGCATGGGAAACGACAAACCCAGGTCGGCAGGAGCACCAGCGATCACGCCGTCGATATGCCCCTGAATACGGCCCCCGGCAACGGAGAAGCCAAATTGCTCGCCATCCTGCTTGCGGGTGTAGAGGTCGAAGCCAGCCAGGCGCAGCCAGCGAATGGCCAGGTCCTCCATGACATGGCCGACTTCAAAGATCCGCAGCGTGCGACCAGGCAGCTCGGCACCGTCGTCCGCCGGCGCGTCGACGTACTCGTATTGCAGGGCGCGCTCGCAGGGCACGCCTAGGCGTGAGGCGCCCAGATAGCGCCGCCGGGCCTGCTGGCTGCGCTCGGCTTGCAAGGCTGCATCCAGCAACATTGACACCTGCTCGTGAAATTTGGGTTGATGGTTCAGGTCGATCATAAAAATGGAATCCTGTGGTGATCGCCACCCGTGCTGGCAGTGGCCTTGCGGCTGGCGAGTTGTTCAAAGAAAGTGCGATCGCGCTCGACCATGCGTTCGTGCTCGGCCAACATGTGGGCCTGATAGGCGTCGACCACGACCTCCACCAGACGCAGGACTTCATCCTTACCGTAGTCGGCTAAAGGGCGATCCATGCCGATGGAGGCGACGTACTCACCCAAGGGAGCCAGTGCCGATTGCATGGCGGCGATCTCCATGTCGCTGGGATCAATCACGGCATCCTCCTGAAACGGGGTCAGGCGCTCCATCAGCCGGGAGAAGGCGTTCTGGCACCTCATGGAGCAGAACACCCACCGGTCGTTGTAGCGGCGGGGGTCGGAGCGCCGTAAGCGTGGGTTGAAATACCCCAGGCCTTTGGCTTGACGGGCGCACACAGCACATCTCACGCAGCCTCCCGAAACTCGGCCATCACCGCATCGTTGGCTGCGGTAACCAGGCGCTGGATGGCCGCCTTGTTGAACTGGAAGGTCAACAGCGCTGAGACCTGATAACGGGTCAGGCTGAAATCCGCGCGCAGCGGCGCAGGCAGGTAACGCAGTTGCCCAGGTGTGGGCGACTCCTGCAACCAGCGGCGGGTCTTGTGAGCGGCATCGTCAACTTCCTGGTCGTTGAGCCAGTCATTGGCCTGGGCCAAACACACCGTGCGCTCCCCTGCACCCAGCAAGCGAGGAGACAACCTTTCGGCACCACCCACCGCGTACCAACGCCCACCCAGGAAGAAGACACCCGCCCAGGCTTTGAAACCGGTGGCCAGCAGCGCGCAGTCGTCGCCGAAAAGGTCGCACCAGGCAAAGTTGGAGCGCTTGAGCAGATCGATTTCGGTCATCACAAAATCGCTGATTTGGTGACGCGCTTCCTCGATCGCCTTGGCAAAGCTGTGGCCACAGAGCGGACACTCGCGACTGGCCATCGGCACTTCTGCATCGCACTGCGGGCAGCGCTTGGTCGGCGCCTCGCCATCACCGGCAAAACCATCCAGATCGACTTCCTGCTCCAGACTGCCATGGCGCAGAGAGGCGGTGCCAAAGTCCAGCACCACGCAATCGGTCTTGATGACGCCGGGGTGCTCGGCAGGGTCGACCACGCGCAGGCCGCGTCCGACCATCTGGATCAACGTGGACTTGTAGGAGCTGGGGCGCAGCAGCACGATGCAGGAGGTGGGCGTGTAGTCGTACCCTTCTGTGAGCACGGCGACATTGACCAGCACCGTTACATCGCCGGATTCATATGACCTCAGCGTGGACTGACGTTCTGCAGGGGTCATCTCGCCATGAACCACGGCGGCCTTCACCCCTGCTGCTATGAATGCATGGCAAACCGCATAGGCGTGATCGACGGTGGCGGCAAAGGCAATGGTCTTGCGACGGGCGGCATGCGCCTGCCAATGCTGGACCACCGCCGCATTGACAGGCGTGGTGTTCATGATCGACGCCACGGCATTCATGTCGTAGTCGTCGGTCAGTTTGCGCACGCCGTCGAGTGCGTCACGCGTTCCGACATCGACCACGAAGGTGCGCGGTGGCACCAAATGCCCAGAGCGGATCAGCTCGCCCAACCTGATCTGGTCTGCGACATTGGAGAACACCTCACGCAGGCCCTTGCCATCCCCGCGATTGGGCGTAGCAGTCACGCCGTAAATCAGCGCATGCGGGTTCTTGGCCAGGACCGAGTCGATGACCTGCCGGTAGGTGGGCGCCGCGCAGTGGTGAGCCTCGTCGATCACCAGCATGTCCAGCGTGGGCATCTGCTCCAGGTTGCGTGCCAAGGTTTGCACCATGGCAAAGGTGGCCTGACCCGACCACGATTTCTGGTGGGCATCGAAGACCGAGGTGCTGACGTGCGGATTGACGCGGCCAAACTTCGCCAGGTTTTGCGCGGTCAATTCGTCGCGGTGCGCCAAGATGCAGGCCTTGGCGTCCGGATGTTGAAGAAACTCCCCGGCGGTGCCGGACAGGCAGATCGTCTTGCCTGCACCGGTCGGCGCCACACCGAGGGTGTTGCCATGGGCTTTCAGGGCCGTGACGCAGCGGGTGACGAACTCCCGCTGCCGAGGACGCAGCATCATGGGTAGTCCTCCTTATTGCGCCCAGGCAGGACGAGTGGGAACGGCTGGCGCCGATGTCATAGGGGGCGTACCGGCGGGAGCCGAAGGCGCTTGGCTTGGGGTGCGCATCGGCTGCCCCATCAGCACGGCATACTCTTTGTGATCCGGCTGAATGGCGGCCTTGATCACGTTCTTGTCGTCGCCGTTCTGATCCTTCTCGACATCAATGCGGGCGACAAACTCCACACCATCCAGATCGGCAAAGCCCTTGATGCGGCGCGCACTCTGCGCCTGTGGCGAGTTGTCTGCCGGATGGATGCCTCGTGCCGAGTTCAGAATGGCACGCAGGAAGCTGCGTCCGATATGGGTCCACTCCGGGCCCTTCGGACTGGACAGGCCAATCAGCCCGAACACCACGCGTTTGGCAAACGGTCCCTCCAGAATGGTGAACTTGGCGTTGAGATAGATCGCACCGGTCTTGTCGGAACGGGTTGCGTAACCGCCAGTCCAGCCTTGGCTTGGATCGTCATACCCACCCGGGCGAATGGCCATGATGACCTTGGCCAGGGTTTTGGGTGGGATCAGGGCGTACTCGCGCTGGTCTTCGGCATCGTTGAAGTCATTCCAGGCGGCGTTGTTGCTGTAGCTGTTCATGAATACTCTCCTGCTTATTGCGCGCGCGGCGCAGTGATCTTGGAAATGAGGCGGCCCAGATGCGGCTCCTCGACGACTTCCAGTCGTCCGGAACGGTCTTTGGCGGGGTAGCCCCAGGGGTTGATGTGCTGGCAGACGAAGGCGCGGTAAGGGGTGCCGTCATCCGACTTGAGCACCACCATCGAGATGACCTGATCGACAATGCCGGGCAGTTCCAGCGCGGCTTTGGAGCCTTCGATCTGAGGGCTGAACACCTTGCGGTTGAAGTCATCGAGCTTTTCGTCGAGGATTCCGACCAGCCAGATGTCCTTGTCACGGACATGCTGCAACTGGGTGAGCCACCCGACCAGTTCGCTGGCATGCAGGCCATAAGCACCACGCGTGTCGGGCTTGCCGGTTTTTTCGGAGAAGGCCTGCGGCTGCCCCTTGGCCCACTGCAGACACAGGCGCCCCGCAACCGTGATCGAGTCCACAAAGATCAGCGAGTACTTGGCCAGCATGGCGGGATCGCCATACAAGGCACACACTTGGTCGTAATGCGCCTGGCTGTAGGACTGGTCGTCACGCAGCGCGGGGTTTGGGCCACCGATGTAGCAGGCCAGATCGCGGCATTCCTGCCAGGTGCGTGGCCGCACGCTGTCGCCAGGCCAATCCAGCACGGCCAGATCGCCAGCCTCCAGGTCAATGAACAGGGTGCGGGTCGCATCGGCGGTTTTGAGCAGCGTGGTTTTGCCCACACCTGATGGCCCAAGAATGACGCCCTTGGAGCCGCGCTTTTCTGCGAGGCGCTGCTCGGCGGTGATGAAGGGAAAGCTCATATCAGACCTCCCCACCAAAGATCTCTGTGACCTTATCCGTGCCTAGCGCGCCCCGGGCGCGGGCCAGATCGTGCAGGCGGCGCAAGGAATGCAACTGGCAGGAGATCTCAGACGAGCGGGCTTCCAGGCCCTGGATAGCGAAGGCCAGGTCATCGACGGATGCCTGATCGAGGGGAAGGCGGTCGATGTCGGTCTGCCCGGCGTGACCCGGGACGCGGATGGTTTCCGGCAGGTCCGACAGGGACAAGGTTTTTTTGCGCAGGGATTCGATGAGGTTTTTGAACATGGTGATTACTCCGAAAGCAGGGCGAGACGGAAGCTGGGCTTGCCCACCTTCACGGTTCGCGCGGGGATGAATTGCTCGCGCAGGGCACTGGCCCAGGCGGAGAACTTGGTCTCTGAGACGCGATAACTGACGTCGATAAATTCGCGGGGGTTGTCGCCGTTGGCGGCAATGCGCGCATCCAGGTTGGCCAGCAGCGCCTGATCCCATTCGACTTTCTTGGGCAGGTCGGCCGTGATGCGCACCTCGCCGTCATCGAAATGGACGACACCGCTGTCTTTGCCGGCGACCTGGCGCAGGTGCTTGGCGCGCTCGGCATACTTCAAGTTCAGGGCGTGTTCGATGTGATCGACTTCAGCCTTGGCAGTGGCCAGACGGTCGGCGGCCAGCGTCTTCAGCTGGAAAAGGCTGCGGGCATCGAATGCGGCCAATTCGGTCGCCGGGATGGACAGCAAATCCTCGTGTGGAGGGGGTAGATGGCGTTGGCTCATGCAACACCTCCGGCCATCACGCGCGACGACGTGCTGCTGTGCAGACTCCTCGCCTCGTACTCTTCGATGTCCTCGACGCGGTAGAGGACGCGGCCCTGCAATTTCAGGTACACAGGCCCGATACCGGCGGATCGCCAGCGCTCGAGCGTGGCCTCCGCGACATTCCAGCGCTCAGCCAGTTGGCGCTGATTCAGGTGTTTGACACTCACGTTCTTCTCCTTTCAGGTGATTGCGAAAACGTGAGTGCAGTTTGGGATTCAGGGGGTGGGCAAACCGGTGGGCAAGGTGGACGCAAAGGGTGGGCAGATCGGGCAATTGCTGCCCGTGCCAGCATCCAGATGAAAAAAACGCCTGCAGTGGGCGCAGGCGGACAGATGAGGAGCCGAAGGTGAAGAGAACCTGTTTCTGCCGTGATCAGGCCATCGGCCGAAACCCCAGCAACTGTCGCTGCTCATCCCAGTCCACAGGCACGTCCGCCTGCCGGCCCCGGATCGCGTGAAGATTGAGGTGGCGCGGCTGCCGCCCATCCAGAATGGCCTGCACGATGTCGGGGGCGAGGCGCGTGAGCCGCAGCACCTCGGCGACCCAGCCTGGCTCTAGCTTCAATTGCCGCGCCAGATCGGTGGCATTGGCGACCTCACCACTGTCGAGCAGCTTTTGCCAGTAGAAAGCCTTGCCGATCGTTCGGATCATGGGCAGGTCAAATGATGAGCGGACCTTGGCATCTTCCTGGCCAGGCGGCGCAATCAGCAGTTTGCGGGTGTGACGACGCTTGATGGTCAGGGGGACGAAGGTCACCGCCGAGCCCTGGCTCTGGTATTCACGCGACGGACCCGATACGGATATCTCAATCTTGCAACGTTGCGGGGTGGATTGGCTCATGCCATCACCTCTTCATCATGGCCGAGGCGCCCCATGGCGGGCGCATCTTTCTGCTCCACCACAAAGGGGTGCTGGGCCAGTTCACGCCGGAATCGGTGCCATCCGTCTTCACGCCAGACAATGTCGAGGCCATTCGGGTGCAGTTGCACACGCTCGATCAGCAGCCGCATGATGCGGTGCTGTTCCACCGGGAACATCTGCGCCCAGATGTCACCGATACGGCGCATGGCCACCACGATCATGGCTTCATCGAGTCCGGGTTGCTCCTGCATTGCCAGCACTTCGCGCCACACGCCGATGATCATCTCGGGCTCCTGCAACACGCGCAGAACCTGCATCAGCACAGCTGATTCGATTTCAGCGGCCGGCATGGGCCCCATGCTGCGCTGGCCAGGGATGCGTGATGCACCAGCGGTCTGGCGCTTTTCCAGGTAGGGAACGTAGTAGTGGTACCGCTTGCCGTTTTTCTTCTGCGTGTAGGTAGGCAGCATGCGTTGGCCGTCGGGGGCATAGAGGAATCCCGCCAGCAGCGCCGGCGTCTCGTTGTACCGGTCACGGGTCGTGCTGCGCTTGCGTTGCGCAATGATGGCGTCGACCGCCTCCCATTGCGCCGTCGAGATGATGGGCTGGTGTTGGCCTTTGAAAACCTCGCCCTTGTGCGTGATCTCACCCAGGTACAGGCGATTGCGCAGCAGCTTGAACAGGTACTGCTGATCAATGATCCGACCGTGGTGGAACTTCCCGGTCTGGGTTTCCCAGGACTTGGTGGTGTGGCCTTCGACCTGCAACTCGCGCACCAGACGTGCGGCCGATCCATGCTCGGCGTAGCGCATGAAGATATCGCGCACCAGCGCTGCCTCTTTGTCATTGACGACGAGTTTGCGATCCTTGACGTCGTAGCCCAAAGGCGGCACGCCGCCCATCCACATCCCCTTGGCCTTGCTGGCGGCAATCTTGTCGCGGATGCGCTCGCCGGTGACCTCGCGCTCAAACTGGGCAAAAGACAGCAGGATGTTGAGCGTCAGGCGTCCCATCGACGTCGTGGTGTTGAACTGCTGGGTCACAGACACGAACGAGACTCCGTGCCGATCAAAGACTTCCACCAGTCGCGCGAAGTCTGGCAGGCTGCGCGTGAGGCGGTCGATTTTGTAGACCACGACGATGTCGATCTTTCCGTCCTCGATATCGTCCATCAATCGGCGCAGCGCGGGCCGCTCCATATTGCCACCCGAGAAGCCGCCATCGTCATAACCATCGGCCACAGCGATCCAGCCTTCATGGCGCTGGCTGGCGATGTAGGCCAGTCCTGCATCGCGCTGCGCCTCCAGGCTGTTGTATTCCATGTCCAAGCCTTCATCGGTGGACTTTCGGGTGTAGACCGCACAGCGCCGCTTGGGCGTGATCGCTGGCGCTTGCGTATTGGGATAAGGGACGGGCTTTCTCATGCGGATACCCCCCGCTTGGACGGCTGGCGCAGTCCGAAGAATGCCGGCCCAGACCACGCGGTGCCGGTAATGGCCTTGGCCACCCCAGACAAGCTCTTGTAGGTGCGCGTCAAGTATTCAAAACGCCCGTCATCCAGCACTTTGACGTGGTGGGGCATCCCGTTGTATTCCCGGATCAGGGTGGCACCCGGCGCCAACTGGTTTTCTGCTCTGCGCTTCTGGTTAGGCACCTCGCCGGTCTCACCGATTTTTTCCAGGCGGCGCTTGAGCGATGAGGACATGGCACCAAACGCCTCTTCCTGAATCTTGTAAGCCAGCCGACTTTCAAGCCAGGTGCGGTGATGGTGGCCAGGGCGACGATCAAAATACTGATCCCAGAGCGCCCAGAGGTTTTCCATCGGCAGGTAGGGCAGTTGCGCCAGCCGTGCAGCCACGGTTTCTTGGCTTGCGTGTGTCGTCATACGGAAACTCCTTCTTGTTGAGACGGGTTCGTATGAACGCGCTGGTGGCTAGTGAAGCCAAGCGGAATGTCGCCAGCCGTGGCTTCATGCTGACATGGGCTTGCCACGGTGGGAACTGTGTGTGCCCGGAGGATGCCGGCAGCGAGCAGTTGCGCGATTTCCTGGCAAGGCGAGCGCCCAAGCTCGCGGGTATCGCGGCTGGCGGATTTGGAGTGATGTTCGAGATGTGACATGGCAGGCTTTCGTGATGAAAAACTGCCACCATTTCACCGGCTGGCCACCGGATTTCCGAGCAGGGAATTGCGGCCTGCTGAGGGTGATTGCGAACGGAGGTTAGCCGTTGCGGATGGGCGCTTGCTGGTGACAAACGCCACCGAACCATCCGGCCGTGCCGTCAGCGCACCGGCGGTTGACCGTTGCGGACGAAACGATCGAAGGTGTTTTCAAGGCCGTCGTCGTCATCGTCCGTCTGGTTGCGCTCCCAAGGTTTGACCTCGGGCGGGAGGATCAACAGGGTCATCGTTTGACGATAGAGATCAGACGCGATGCGCATCTCCCGCGCCACCATGCCATCGGGCTCCTGTGGGAACCAGATGCGTGCATCGATCGGGGTGCCTAGTCGATCGACATTGGTATCGGTGTCCAAGCGGGTGGCACTCCTTGCGGGAAGTGGCCGTCGCTGACCATTGGCCAGCCGTTTGTTCAGAGAGATGGAGAGCCACTTGCCGGACCCGCTGCCGGAAGCCCACTGGACGATCCCGTTCTGGGACATGACCAGCACCGCACGGTGGGGCGTGAGCTCGAGCCACTTCAGTATGGCCGACGTCATGGACACGCCATACCGATCCGCGCATGCACCGAGCACGTCCAGATCGATGGTTGCCCCGTGGATCTGCCGACGGAAATCATCCGCAGGCATCAGCAGGTAGGACGCAAACGTGTTCGCCTCAAATTCAATCTGGCGCTCTTCGCTGTCCCACTGGGTAGTGTCGACTTCGCTGCAGTTGAAAGACGTCTGCAGATGGCGATGCACCAGGTAATGCCCCAGCTCGTGTGCCAGCGTGAAGCGGATTCGCCCCGGTGAGCTGATCGCCTGGTTGTAGATGATGGCCCAGTTGCCCTTGCCCGGCGCATCGGCATTCAGGTTGAACAGCGCCCCCTCGAACTCCGGGTCCATCGCCTCGCCCTGAATGGTGATCGGCTCGCCGGTCTGGAAAGTGCCTGGCACTTCCCGAATCAGCGCTTCCACATCGACCGGGAATCGCTCGCCACCATGGACGGTGTGAAACTGATCCAAGAGCTTGTTCAGCCGGTTGGCCCAAGGCGCCGGCTTGTTGGGCGGGGCACTCATCCTTGGGTTTTCTTGAGGGTCTTCAGGATCTCAAGGAGCTGATGCTTGGTCTCGGGCTTTAGCGTCTTGTAGTTGCGGAAGAACGCCTTGTCGAAGGCGTCCTCGGGCTGGTCTGCCAGCTCGTTGTGCGCCAAGAACTCTGGCGTGACGTTCAGGACAGCGGCGATGCTGGCCAGTTTTTCCATGGTGGGGTTGGCATCGTCGTTGTTCTCCAACTCCCACAGATAGCTCTTGCTCATGCCGGCTGCGGTGGCCAGTGCGTCGAGACTCAACTTCTGCTCACGACGCAGTCTGCGAATTTTGTCACCCAGTGGGGTTGCCACGGTTTCTCCTGTGTTCTCTCAGCCCCACGCGAACAGGGGGACGGGTAGCGTTTTGCACAGACCGAGATATTACGTTATTTCGAACGAATCCGCACCGGCTTGACAACACAATCATCCACCGTTAAATTCCATCAAACACCCGATATAGCGAACAAATACATTTTGCTTTGTTGTGCGATACGGTGTTGAGAACAGTGTAACCAACCCAGGCCTCTCGCGCACACAAGAAGTCATCGGCACGGCGGCCCAGCAAAAAGGAAAAACAAGATGGCCGCCTTCAACTACCGCCAACTCATCCGCCAAGTCCCAGCGCACGCCTGGAAGTTCTACCTGCAGTCTCGCAAGTTGGAACTGCCCGCCGATCCTGTCGACGATAAGCTGGTCAATGCCGTTACTGAGATCATCGATGCCCTGCCTACCGTCCAACGAGAGGTGTTGTACGCCGAGATGCGGCGCGTGCATGACTTGGCCAACGGGCGTGGTGTCGATGCCCTGCGCAACACCGCCCCACCGGACTCCGCGATCCACGAGGATTTCACGAAATTCTCCAGCGATGCCGAGCGCGCCTTGTGGGTCATGGCCAACTGGCCTGACCTATTCGCCACGGCCGAGGCGATCTACGCGGTGAGCCTGCGCATTGGCAAGCGTGGGTGGAAACGCTTGCAGGTGCCGCCCGTCGATGCGCTGTTCCGTGGCCAGGAAGACATTCGCGCCCTCGAGGTGGCACTGGCCACCGCATTCACGCCGAGCAAGGGGACGCCGCGCGCCTGTCAGATCGACACCTTGGACCGGCATCTGGATGGTGGCGTGCAACTGGGCATCCTCATTGAGGACAACGCCCAGCGTCAGCTTGAATTTGGCGACGACAACCGGGCGCACTGGCGTGACGTCAGACCACCCATGGCCATGGATGTCGTCATCTACCCGGCCAGCGGGGTGATTGATGTGCTGGCACCCGGTGGTGCCAAGACACAGCAGACCTTGCTGGAGCACCTCGGCAAGCATGTATTCAAGCAGGTGCTGCAGCCCCAGGACATCGAGAAGCCGATGTTTTTACTGAACCGTCTGCGGGATGGTTTCGAGCTTTTCGATGACAGCGAATGTGACCTGGCGGCACACCGGGTTGAGCGCATCCGTTTGTCACAGGCGAAAGTGCGGGCCATCCATCCCCCGATCTGCGACTACCAGATCAAGCCGCCGGGGGAGAAAGATGCGCCCGATGTGCTCGCCTGTCTCTCTGCTCAGTTATCCATTCCGCGAACGCGGCACCCGCGACGCATGAAACCGGTGTGTAATTGAGGGGCGGCGTCCGGCACAGAGG